ATATTATAATTAGATGTACCAGCAATAGTTATTTTTTCATCAGTCTTAAAACCATGATTAGCAGATTCTAATACCATACTATCAACAGTACTTCTAGCTTTAGTTGTTACAGTTGCATAGTTGAAATAAACAGAAAATTCATCAGCATAAACACCTGATGTTACTGATATAAAAAAAGTATCTGCATCTTCTACTTGTACAGAATATGTACCATCATAGTTTGTAGTGCCAGAATAAGTAATTCGTTGTCCATCCATTAATCCATGAGCAGTACAAGATACTTTTGCTGTAATACCATCACTTAATGATATAAAACTATCTCTTGATGTTGCATCAATAGTAGCAATAGACATAATAGTATCTGATCGCATTGCTAACCAGTAGAAATTACCACCTAAAGCACTAGTAATTGGATCACTTCTATCTACAACTGAAATATCAGATAATAAGTATATCCCTTTAGAATATTCAGATTGGGCAGATTCTGTAATACCGGTATATACTTTATTTAATTTAATAGACAGAGCATTAGCAGGAGAAGTTACTCCACCGCCTAAATTAAGCCCAGCATAAAATTCTTCGACTCTTGAGTTTAAATAATCAGCATCGCTTGATTTTTTAGTCCAATCGCCTTTACTTAAGGATTCAAAAGCACCAAGTTGACCATTAACATAGTTAACCCCGTTAAGCCAAGAAACATCTAAGCTTCCTGTATTAATAGGCTGATTCCTGACTCTTTCAATAAACATTACTTCATTATTGGCTATTGTTTTAGAGTTAGCCCTAATAATAGCATCTTTAGAATCTGTAGTAGATTGTATAACAATGTCTTCGCTCCAGACTAATAAACCAGGTGTTATACTATCTGCAGACCAACTCCCCTTACTCTTAATTGAAGTACCAAGGGCATCTTTAAAAATATTAATTAAATTAAATACTGATGAATCTTCATACCAATAAGTCGTGCCACCAAGCTCATTAAGCTTAGTCATTACAACATCCATCCACTCCTTAAGTGACTGAATATTCTTATCTCCCCCCTTAAAAGGATTAGGGTCTAAGGCGTTATTCATAGTTGTATTAGATTCTTTTCTACTATATGCTAATGTAGGTTCACTTCTCCAACTATATGTATTAAGTGGATTTGGATTAAGACCACCAGATCCAAGTCTAAACATCATATCTCTAGCATCTTGAATAGATGTAATGAAGTTAGCTCCAACTACTACCTTACAAATTGGAATAGTATTATCTGGAAAAGATGACGCTGATACGTTAACTTCAGATATTAGTATTGTTTGAATATTAACGTCTTGAGTGAACTCGCCGCCAGCTCCACTTTCACGATCTGGATCCCAAAAAGCTCTTGTATCTTTAGCTGTGTCTACTGTTGTAAGAGTTAGATATACATAATTTGTAGAATTTTTACGAAGTTCTGGAATAAGAGGAGCAGCTAGTGGGTTACCTTCTTCTAAGCCATGGAAATAAGGACCAGCAGCACTACCTGGGTAAAAAACTACTGAATTTGCTACAGAGATAGAAATATTTTGAGTACCGATAGCATTACTAGGATTGATTACTTCAAACCCTTTTAAAACATAGGGTTTAGCATCCCCAACGAATGACTTCATTAAATACTTAAGATCGCCTTGAATATAGCTGTCCAAGCTTAAAAAGTCTGGTAAATCTAACCTTTCGGCACTAGTTACTAAAAGTCTTCCTAAAACAGCCAAAGCTTACTCCTTATTCAATAATCTCTACTATTGTATCATTTAGAGACTTACAACCTTTACTTAAATTATCTTTAGCCCATAAAGGTCTAAGATTACTATAGTGACAAGCTACCGTAAACTCTTCTTTTTTATTAAGGTCAAAACTATCTAGGGGAGCAATATGATCTATATGCCAACCTGTTCTAGACCAATTGTCCCAAGTCATGCCTTCTTTAAATTGTTTTTCAATATAGGTCTTAAATTCTTCTATAGAACAACCTAAATCACTAATAGCTGAACCTGCTTTATAGTTTCTTTTAATAGCTTGATATAGTCTACCTCTTAAGTTATTTCTAATTCTATTTCTTAGTATTTGGTCTTCTTGATCTTCGCTTTTATAAGCACAACTTCCACAAACAGTAGAAGAACTCTTCTTCAAATATCCTCTATCTTTATTACACTTATTACATGTAAACCTATATAACTTTTGATTATTAATGCCACCACGTTTATCTTTACGTATATATTCTTTAATTATAAAATCATTTAAGTCTATCATATTACTATTATACCAATCCACTATCCTGGATCAATTCCGCTTTTATATACGTCAATTGTTGCATATTGTAACTGTGGATAGCGAACAAGGAAGTTGATAAAGATACCAACACTCTTAACTTCCTGCATAAGCTCCTGTAATACTATTCTAGCTGCCGCTGGATCCGTCACGTACCCTGCATACTCTGCACCAACGCCTCCAAACTGTATTCCGCCTCTTCTTCTGATCATAGTGACAGCAGAAGTAACATCATGAGTAAATTTAAACACATAAGATGGATCTATGGCTAAAGATGTAGCATTCGGCTTATAAAAGCATCTGACTGGTCCTTCTTGCTTCTCTGTCCCGAAGTCAAATATAATTCTACATTCAGAGTTTGGAATATCATTGGCCGTTACCGCTATATTCCTCTTTGTCGTCCCTGCTTTAATTTCCGCAGTTAAGTTGGCAGTTAAAGAAGATAGCACAAAGTCAGCATTAACATCCCACAGATATGGCCCTAATTTATTAGGTTGTAAGGTTGCAGTACTCAAAACAATAATAGACCCAGTATCAGCAAGTCCAACTCTTTCTACTCTAATAGTTCCAGAAGTTGATGCCTTAGTACCAGAAGGACCAGCAAATGAATAGCATGTGAATTGTGTAGGCGTTAATACTTCTAATATTTTCCAGGTTCCATTTGTGCTAGGTCCTGCTCCAATCCCTTGAGCTGCGTCGGCTATAATAGCAGATTCACCAGCTTTATAACTATGATTAGTTGCCGTTGTGCATGTTATTATGTTGTTTACACCTCTATTTGCGGATACTAAATTACGTTGCCCAATACCTGCTAGTTCTGGTAATGCAGGTACTATTCCCTGAAGAATATTTCCACTTTTAGATGTATATCTATAAGTTGGCTTATCTGAACTCATTCTTCCACTAAATTTAAAACTAGTTGTATCCATTTCTACTGGAAAATATGTTTGAATTTCATTCTTAGGGACAAATAAGAAAGAACCACTATTTGGAAAGTTCGATGCATCTTGTATCTCTAATGTTGTATTATCTATTACATTTACTACTGCAGAGTCTGATCCACTTATGTGAGCAGCTCCAATTCTTTTTCTTCTAACAATTGGTGGAGAAGGAGGTATTTCTACAATAATTTCCCCTGGTCTAACTTCCCAAACAGCAGCTTTTCTATCTTTTAAGTAAATATTAGCCTTAAACGGTGTAAAGAACTTTACATCATTTAAAGAATCACTTGTAAAAATTTCTGGTGTTGCAAATAAGTTAGTATATTGAATACTATTATTAACTGAATCAACATTAGTAATAACAAAAGAACCAGCATTGCCAGGTCTAGTTATAATAACAACATCATCAATTTGAAGTTGACTAATATTAGGAGATCCACCTACACCTGTAAAGATTAAAGAAGCAGTATCGCCAACTTTAGTGACTTGCCACTGTGTAGCTACACCTTGACCAGCATTATTATTAAAGCCTTCAAATTGAAAACCAATATCAGCTCTACCACCTGTTATCTCAATAGAGCCCTTGGATCCTATTGTTTTTGTAAAGATCTTTATATTAGTTTGCTTTGTCAATGAGTTTTCAAAAGCGATTGCATATGATTGTATTGCTTGTCTATTTATTGCGGCAACTATCTCATTAGCTGTTGCCATAGAAATATCTGTGAATTCATTTGCCTTAAAAGATATTCTTTCTACATAAGTAGAGTCCACATTGTACTCTAGTTCCCAACCATCTTGTAATGTAAAAGGTTGAACTTGTTCACTAGATACAAATGATGTAGTACTTTCCTTAAAGAAGAATAGATCAAGTAGATCATCTAGTACGAGCTTTACTTGTTTTGGTTGATAAGACATAATAGGAATAAACTTTCTAAAGCTAGTATCTTCCATACCGACAAATCTAGGTCTTTGTACTAGATTAGCCGTACCAAGTCTATCAATATAGGGTCTTGAAGCTGTCTTAATGAAGAACTGTTGACGCACACTCTCAATTAAGTCCATAGTATCTTGGTCAGCTTCACCTATCGCTGAAAGCAATGCATTCCAGTTAGTATTTTCTCTAGTATTAAAAACCGCAGGCATTTGCTGATGTAAGTTGTCCGTTTTATTTTTATTATCTGCCATACTATTCCTTATGCTATTGAAATATCTGAGTTTTCCACAAATGCTTTTTCGTCACTAGAAATTGCAATTCTTTCATTTGATGGACTAGGTGTAATAAAAGTTACAGCAGCAACACCATCAATGTTTTTAACTCTAACAATTATGTCAGACAAGATCACATCTTCACCAACACCTAAGCCACTAACATAGTTAATTATTGCAGAGGTTATTGCATTACGTATTTCACTTAAGTTAACACCATCTTCAGTTGTAACATCTATTGCTACAGATACTCTTCTTGGTAAAGGAGGAAGAACTTCTATTAAGCTCCCAACTGCTTTTCTTCCAGGGAAGTTTACAGCATCTGGTTCAAAACCATCTATAATTCTTTGTACCTTACGTAGTAAACCTGTATAGAATAAATAACCATCAACACCCGTAACAATGTTATTACTATAGTTCATTTTACCTAAAGCAGAGATAGATGAAACATTTGACTGTCCCCACTTGTAAGCCCTATTTCCTGGGCTTAAATATACGATACGTCTATTGGGATTGAACTCATCGATAGCAATATGGTGAATTTGTTTAATAGTTGAGAATCTATTCTCAAGTGCTTCTGTAATAGAAAATTTAGTATTTGCAATATTCTGAAGAGCATTTGTTTCAGCTACACCAGCTAGATTAGTAACTCTTAAGAGGATCTTACCATCCGTAGCATTAGTTCCCCATGCTTCTATAGCAAATGATCCAGAGTTAGCCGTTTCAAACCAATTAGCATTGTTATTTTCTGTTATGAAAAGAGTATCACCTATCTTAACTGAGTCGCCCTCATAGAACTTAATATCAGTCTCATTTTGCAAGTACATACCAGCATTAACAGAAGAGTTTTGATCAAAAGATATACCAATAGAAGTAGAGGTAACCCCACTATAATTTGATCCTAGAGTTACAATAGTAGCTAGAGCTGGAGAAGAATTGAAAGAAAGAACCTGTCTATATTGAGTATCATCATCTGTTTGCTTCCTTACCCAGTCTCCAATGTTTAAGTTAGCAAAAGATCCCGCTATACCTGTTAATAGATTAGAGTTAGAAACCCAATTCACACTTATTCCAAAATTATTAAATGGAACAATAATATTAAGTTCTTCAACTGCATTTATATTTCTATAAATAATAGATTCTTCATCTACCCCCAGTACTGTAAATTCACCAAAATTAACAGTACCAAAGGTAGTTCCACCAATTGTTAATACATCATCAACTGCAACTCCACATGATTTAAACATTGGAGAGTCACCACTAACACACTTAAGTCTATAGAAATCATTGTATCCAAGAGATTCAACTATATATCTAGTTCTAGAGTTTCCAGTTTTAAGCAAGAAACCACCTGGTTCTAAGCTAATAGAGTTTGCCGCAGCAGTAGCATATGTAAACTGATTAAGACCTAAGACCGCAATTACTGTACCAATATTAGTACCTGGTACACTTGGTTCTCCGCCAGCAACGATATCTATTGTTGAAAAAGTATCACCAACATTAAGTCTATGTGGACCATTTGTTATAGCTGTTGCAATGTTGGAAGTTACTGAAACAGAAGATATAGCCACTCTAGAAGAATGAGCTAATTTCCACTCTATTGCAGGAGTTGAGGATATAAGGATAGTTGATGATGAACCAATAGCTGTTGAAGCCATAGCTTTACCATTTGGATTTACAACATCAAAATACTTACTAGCAGTATTAACCTTAACAATAGGATATCCGCCGATTATAGAATCGCCAGAGTCTAATGATTTATTAGTGTTATCCCAGCTTGTTAAATTACCAATAGGGTTAACAAGGTTTCCTTCTCTTACATCAATAAGAGTTGCACCAGGAGTAATGCTTGCTGTGAAATAACTAGCAATACCGTTTGTTAAAAGTATCGATATTATCTTTGACATTATTTCATTTGGAGTATCAGTACTCAAAATAGCTATAGCTATTTTATTTGTTGCCGATAAGTATGTAGCTCCAGTTGGTAAAGTTAAGCTACCATCTATTTGAAAATTAATAGCAAAAGTTACACCAGCTGAGTTTCTAAAAGTAATATAATCAGCTTGCACAGGTTGTCCAGTCATTACTATATTAAAATCTAAAGCAGTACTTACTGTTCCAGCGTTAGATATGTTAATTATAGTGTTTGTCGCTCCACCTAATATTCCACCCGCATCATAATGAGAAGGTTGTGCACCAACTGTTCCAACGGCAACGTCTAATAAAGAAACGGCTGATCCATCATCAGAGTGAGACCATCTCCATACTAATCCTGATGTTGGATAGCTTAGAGGTTCAACACTATTTGCATCAACAATAGTGAATTTAACATGTTGATTAAAATTAGTGTTTTTATTATTATATCTATATTCAAAAGTAGAATCATTAATTTTAACAACATTCATACTGTCTACACCAACTTGACGATTAAGTCTTTCAACTCCATGGTCATTCTGTAGAACAACATGTTGCCCTGGAGATAAAGCATTTGGAGATGCAGGTATCTTCATCTCTAGATAGTTATTACTACTATCTACGCTTATCTGTGAATCTCCAATTATCTTAAATAGTGCTTCATTTGCTCTACCGCCAACTACTTCAATAGCACCGCTTGATCCTAATAATTGAGACTTTAATTGAATCTTTTTACCAGAGCTTGCAATATCAATATTAGATACAATCTTTAATTGAGATAAAGCTTTCTGAGTAAGTTGGTGATTAATGTTATCAATAGTTATTGGAACTAGCCTAAACCTCTCTCCCACAGATGCATCAACGTTAACAGTTGTATTTATTGAATAAACCAAAGACACACCATTTAGTAGTAACGGCATCTTTAATTGGAAGTTAGGGTTAGCATTTTGAAATGTTAATACATAACTTAAAGAATCATAAAAACCAATTTGCTCATTTAATAAACTTAATGGATTTGGGTTGTGGCCATAAGATAATTCGTTTAGAGCAACAACTGACTCCTCTCTTGTTGCTCTAATAAATGTTCCAGCTGTTACTTCAACAGCTTCTAATATTTGACCAGCAGTTATAGTGCTAGCAATAGTTGCTGTAGCAGTGTCTATCAAAGGAAAAGCTTGCATACCTGAAATTATATTAAGTATTTCATATGTGTCGGCAATACCAGCAGTTATTAAAGCAAAAGTAAATCCAGTCGCTGGAGAGCCATCTACACCTTGAAGACTTGGACCATTGCTGCTATTAGTAACTGTAATTAAACTTAATGTACCACCACCATTAGTCGCTGTACCAAATGCAGTATCATTTAAGACAGCTGCAGCAGTTGCAGTTGCGACTACTATAGCAGAAGCACCAGTAGCAATATTGATCTCCCAAGATCTAGTAGTTAATCCAATATTTGGTTCTATTGTTCCGCCATTGTTGTTGTCATACCAGAACTTAACTGTATCTCCGTTTGGAGCATTAAGGACAAAGTATGTGCCATCAAGCGAGTCTGCAACATCTGCAACACATTGAACATTGTGAATAACAGGGTTTCCTACTACAGTTGCTACACCAGCTGGATTGTAAATATCAATAGTTCTATTAATATCACTTTTTGCATTAACTCTAAATACGCCACTATTTGCCGCTGAAAAACCAGATGCATCTGATATGGAGATAACATCACCAATTGTTATATTTGTAACTGTTGCAGTTAAAGGAAAAGTTATTCTGAAATTATAGCTACCTAAACTAGTTACAGTAAATTGATCACCTGGTGTTACATTTATAACATCAATAGCTCCAGACCCAAAACTATAAGTTACATCTGTACCACTAGGAGAGTTCACATGAAAAACAGAACTAGTTGAATTAGGTACACTAGGATAGTCTATGCTAAATTTAACTTTATCACCAATAGGTCCATACTCTTTACATCTTAACATAATGCTTGCACTATTAGCAGCATACCAATTTCTGGCTTTAAACCACACTGCATAGTCTGCAAAATTAGTGCTAGATTGTGTAGGTAGAGTTCCCCAAACATTTAATGTACCAAAATCGATACCTACTTCATTATCTGCATCATTAGCAGAGAATGCTAAATTAGTAGGTGTAAAAGTCCCGGCCTGCGATCCTGTATTAATTTGGCCTGTTCTTGAAAAAGCAATATCAATAGTTTTAGCTACAGCATCATTGTCAATAATTGCAACTAAATTATCTTCTGCTGAGAACTCTAAGTTCTTAACAACTTGATATTCATCGGCAACATTATAATCTAATAACGATCTGGCGACACCATTTCTAGTTCCTACATTATTATTATCAATAATAGATTTAATATTTCTAATTTGTTGTTTGTTTTGTCCAGATGTTATAGTAACAGCATCATCATAAGATATGTCTGTTGAAAAGTTAGCAGATGTATCTGTTAATATTTCAGAATAAGCACCAGAACCATCTTTACTAGGTTCAATTGCAGAAGTTAGAGCACCTTTCATGTCTGTGTAAGTATGTCTATCTAGCCACACATTTGTGGCAGTAGGTGTAGTTCTTTTAAATACAGTAAATACATCTGTATCTTCTACTTTATTAGCTATATGAGAAGTAGTACTGGTTTTTTGAGATCCAAATGTTGAAAATAATTGAGTACTTGCATTACCTACAGAGACTGGTATAGCTATACTTCCATTTTCTTCAGTTATAGAAGTTACCTTAATATAGTTAGTTCTAAAAGTTTTAACTAAAATACCTCTAATGTTTTCATTTATAGAATTTACAACACTTTGAATAGTAGCGGCAGCCGGAATAGCTGTCATCGTACCTTTCCAGAGTTGAGGATACTTGTCTGAAAAGAAGGCTTGAAAATCTAAACTATCTTGTACAGAGTATGGACCACCAACTATCATATTGACGTTTATAACTTCAAGGTATGTATTAGCGCCATCAGATGTGTGCTCACCTTTTGAAGATACTTTAAATAATCCACAAGAAGCTAAATCTACCCAAGGACCAGTTCCAAGGCCGTTAATGTCACCTCTATTTGCTATGTAGATATAATCATTTGGTTGTATATTTTTAAATGCACTAGCAGTACTAGCCATAATTCTCATTACATTAGAACCTTGATTAGATAATGTAATTGTAGCACCAACAGCTAAATTAATAACTCTTGGTTGAACTCTATTTGCATCTACTACTATTACCATTTCTGATGGTCTATTATTAGCATCAATGCTTACATTAAAATTACCACCAGATGCTGAACTAGAAATAATGTTACCTTTGGTATCTGATGATCCAGCTGAAATAACATCTCCAGCAGTAGTTGGATTAGATAATTGTAAATTACCATTCTGTCTATTTAATGAAAAGTCAGAATCCTGACCAATAGACTCTATAACTTGACCACCGAACATTTTTTCTAAATAAGTACCACCAGCAACTTTAATACTAGAAGCAGACCCTTCTCTATTAGAGACAACAATTAATCGCCCTGTTTCAGAACTTGTAGTCGTAATACCTGCAAACTTAGTATTGAAAGCAATAACCCAATCATTTACAGTTAGTGCGTTAAAGTTTTTACCACCAAAATCAGTAATATCAAAACTTCTATCTTGACTTGGTGTTCCATCTACTGATATTATAATATTACCAATTGCAGTTATATCCCACACTGAATAGGTATTAGAAGTAATAGCTGCTGATTTTTGAACCTCTCTAAGTCTTGTACTGTTTTTATATAAAGCAATATAAGAGAACTCATTTACTGGAAACTTAAATTGAGCATTAGCATCTAGTAATCCGCTA